CAGGTCTTCATTCATAGTGAGATCGTACTCGTCACAGACCTTACGCTGCTCTTCTTCAAGCACCATATCATTGAAGACCAATGACATAGCACCACTGCGAATAGACTTGGGAGTCATACCCACACAAAGCATGAACTTCTCAAACAGTTTGAAATACTGCTTGCAGTTAAGGTCTGCTGCTGGTGCTGTAATCAGGCAATGCTCTTCAGGAATGAAGTCATCATCACTAAAGGATGATCCATAGGTAGGTGTCCAAGTAGCATCAAACTTGAACTCGACGGTTGCCTCGTAAGTCATAAAACTAGTAAATCATAAAACTATTTTACGATGAAGTTGGCCATAAGTCAAGAAAGTCGTAATGATTTTTTATTTTTGCGCATAAAAAAAAGGCCCGAATAAAACGGACCTTGTATGTTTATTTAAGATAACTCAGCCAATCGTAGGCGCAGTGAGAACAACAGGGGTGCTATCAGCAGCGGCAAGATCGAGAGGGAAGTTATGAGCGTTGCGTTCGTGCATTACTTCAAAACCGAGGTTAGCACGGTTGAGAATGTCTGCCCAAGTATTGATAACGCGTCCGTCCGACGAAATGAGACTCTGGTTGAAGTTAAACCCGTTGAGGTTGAATGCCATCGTGGATACTCCAAGCGCCGCGAACCAAATTCCCACGACAGGCCATGATGCAAGGAAGAAGTGTAGCGAGCGAGAATTGTTGAATGATGCATACTGGAAAATCAAACGACCAAAATACCCGTGAGCAGCAACAATATTATAAGTCTCCTCTTCTTGGCCAAACTTGTAGCCATAGTTCTGTGACTCGTTCTCGGTGGTTTCACGAACTAAAGACGAAGTGACCAGAGAACCGTGCATCGCACTGAAGAGTGATCCGCCAAATACTCCCGCAACTCCAAGCATATGGAAGGGATGCATAAGAATGTTATGTTCTGCTTGGAAGACGAGCATGTAGTTAAACGTGCCCGAAATACCGAGAGGCATAGCATCAGAGAACGATCCTTGTCCGAAAGGATAGACCAGGAATACTGCAGAAGCGGCAGCAACGGGTGCGGAATATGCAACACAGATCCAGGGGCGCATCCCCAGGCGATAGGACAATTCCCACTCACGACCCATATAAGCATAGATGCCAATGAGGAAGTGGAATACGACAAGTTGGAATGGCCCTCCATTATAAAGCCATTCATCGAGCGAAGCAGCTTCCCAAATTGGGTAGAAGTGAAGACCGATCGCATTAGAACTAGGAACAACAGCACCGGAGATGATGTTGTTGCCATACATTAGCGAGCCAGCAACAGGCTCGCGAATACCATCACTCAAGATAAAAGAAGTCTGTCCAAAAAGAATCCTTTTTAGGATCCCAACCTTCTTGGAATAGTTTTACCATTTTTCTAATGGCTCCTCTTTCTATTCCTAATAACCTTGAAAATCGTGAATCACCAGGACATCCTAGTTTATTCCAAGTATCTAAATACTCTGGAGCTTTAATCCAAATATTTTTATTTGCTTGAGCATTAGCCCATGGCTTTTTAAATTTTGGACGGTGATTTTTAGGCTTTCCTTTTGTAGCCTCCGAAATTTTTTTACGAATTTCCGGTCTTTTAGCTACGTTTTCCTCACCAAATTTCCAACCACTTCCTGGTTGTTTACCTCCACCTGCCATCGGACTGCAATTAAGGCATCCTGATCTGCCATGGTGAAGATCTAGAAGAGACTGTTCTCTGGTTCTTTTGGGGTCGTCTTCGTTCCATATCTCAATGAATAACCACTCATTTTGATATTTTCTAAGAGACCTATGAAACCAATCTTTGGCTTTAGATTTACGATGGTGTTTTTCTCTTCTTTTTAAATTAAGAGTAGAACCCCAGTAGTAGTCTCCAGTGGTTAAACGTAAAGCGAGGTAGGTTATCATTATCTTGTAGACTATATCTTCATCCTTTGTAAATATTATATCACAAAGGAGCTGGGCGCTCTAGCCGGTTATTAAGGGGACTATACCCCTCCGGTAGTCGTTGAACCTTTCCAAAGTGTACTTTGGACTTGGCTGCTGATTGGGGCTGAGAATCCCTTTCCAGCAATTCACCCAGTTTATCGACACCCTTACGGGTGAAGGACACTGATTAGTTAATGTCGACTGGAGGCGCAGCAACAAAGGCAACAATGAAGCAAACAGTTGCGACGAGGAGGGTAGGAATCATCAGCGTACCAAACCAACCGACATAGAGACGGTTGTCGGTGGATGTTACCCACTCACAAAACTGCTCCCATTGATTACCAGCGCGCTGCTGAGTAATTGAAGCTGTCATAGTATTAAAATTTCGATGTGCGTGTTTAAGTATGTCGGAAAGGAAAGACCCTTGCCCGATGAGACTATTATATCTCATCTATGTCAGGATGTCAAGACATAGTAATAATCCTTAAACAACTCTTAAGGTTAGACGCCGATTCTGTCAAGCATCTTAGGAACCAGAACCTCGGAGGAATAATATGTATTTATTACAGAGAAGGACTCCTGGCGATAACGCGAGTAGTCGTGGTTCCAGATCCTATCTAGATCTTCAACAAACTTTTCTATATTAAGAACATTGGGGCCTCCTTGTTTTAAATGCGCATTATCATCGTCGATGGACACAAATGACTCTATGGTGGAAAGCGGAGTGTCAGTTCCAGGAAGCGTTACTGTTTCTAAAAAGTGGTGGTGGAAGATGGGCACAGAGAGAAGTGCTGCCTCGAGGCCTTGGTATTCGTGGTTGTTGCCATAATCCAGGCCATTGTGCTCAAAAGATCTGGGGTGGGTTGCAAAAGCGCTCTGAGATATTCTTCTAAGTCCACGTTTATGGTCATAAGATCCAAAAACGTACATTTTATTATGATCTTGGCCTTCTCCATCAACAAAATCAAAAAATCTGTTGTTGATTTGTGCGTTAGAAAACGCAGAAGGAGCTTTTACGGGCTTTTCAAATTCATCTGTTAGATACCAATCTAACTTTCCCTCATAGTTCTTAAGTTGAGAATACCCAGCAATCGATCTTTCAAAACCGATCATCTCTGTGATAAATTTTTTCTTTGCTAACTCTTTCTGCAAATTAAGAACTAACGACGATCGTTTCCACGCAACAGCTCTTGAGGCATTGATAACTTTTTTTAGTCGGTTAGTTTTATCAAAAGTAACTAAATCACTAACTAACGGAACATGGAAAAAAGTATCCAGTTTTTCCACTCGCGTATTAATCCCTTTCTTTGCCATCCACCTAATAAACCCGCATTTTGTGTCTGCGAGTGAATGGCATAGAACACCGTCACAAGCTTCTATTGCATTTTTAAAATCTGCGTTCCTTCCAATAGATAAGTAGTGGTGGTCATGGTTGATCATCCACTTTGGCGATTTGATTTTGCTAAGAATTTTTTCTACGTAATTATTTTTTATCTCTTCTTTAGCATTTTTTGCAGGCACAGAAAAAATTAGAGTCAGATCGTGTTCGTTATTAACTCTATTGACTAATTCTTCTGATTCTTCAAATGTAAATCTGTTAATCTCTATATCCTTGGAGGTGTCAGGCCGACCAACACTTAGATTTAACGCAAATATATCGCATTTAACCTTTACATCGTCATAAAAAGCCTTATAGTGGCGGGCGTAGCTACTTACACCGCATCCTTCCACCCCTCTTAGAAGCAAAATAGCTGTCTTGGGAAGTTTCATGGTATTTATTTGGCTACGCCAACCTTAAACTGCTTTAAAAATTATTAAATTGCGTCAATTTTTGCCAACCAGGCCTTCAGTTCTTCCTTGAGTTCCTTGATTTTCATTTTCTCGCGGCCTTTAATAAACGAGTTCCAAGCATATTGCCCACGAGTTCGCATTCCTTTACTCAAACCCCATTTCTTCAGTTCATCAAGCTGTTTTTTACGCTCAGTAGCACCCTTTCTTGTAGTGAGTTGTTGCTCATGCTGCCAATCCTCCACAAATTCTTCCCATTTTGCTTTAATATTTTGTCCAGAAGCATTATCTTGGAGGAACTGAGCAACTAATGTCCTCTTCATTCCGATTTGCTTAGCTTTTTGCTTGATTAAGTCCCTAGGTGCAGGGATTTTTACTCTCGGAGCCCTAGGAGGCGCAATGATTTTAGCTTTTTTTGCTCCGATTTCTTCAACGTTGACCAGTTCTGTCCGGCGTGTGTCGGTAAATTTCTTAAAACTTTGCACTTGGTCGATGATATGGGCATCCATTGCCTCTTCTTCGTTAATAAGAACTTGCAATTCATTATATTTTTGTTGAAGTTCTTCCCTTTCCTTCTTTAATTCGAGTCTTTCTGCATTTA